CTCTTCCTTATCGGGTAAACTTACAGAGTTTGCACCTATTCATGAAGCGTTCGAGAAATGGTGTCAACTTACTGTATCAGAGAAGGTTGACGAAGGGTACTTTGGGAAACAATTAAAACAGTTTTGCGGAGGGTTTGCCCCAAAGAAAACCAAGAATGCTGACAGGAAGAATGTTACTCTGTACCGGGGATTGATATTTGATGAAGTGGCATATAAGGAAATGCTTACCACCCTTCTGACAGGATTCAAGGACGAAAATGTATCTAGTGTACCTACTGAGTCTTCAGATAAGTCTACAGATGAAAACAGTCTACTGCTATCAATGTCTTCAGTGTCTTTAGATAAACAATGGAAAGATATCATAGATCTGTTTAGTATTATTCCTATAGGGGGGGAGTTTTCAGTGAAAAAGGTGCAGAACCTAGGTACACTGAAGACAACGATATCAGGAGACCCCTTGAACGAGTCTTTAGGCGTGTCCACAGATGACTTAAAATCTGAAAACACCGAGGACAACCCGGAAGAGCCTTGCGCTCGTGAGGTGGAAGACGCGACATCGGACTTAACTGAACCCGGTTCAGGCAAGTCGTGTAAGGATGCAAGCATTCCTAAGAAATCCGCCGCTGATCTGAAGCATGATAAGTTCATGGATGGACTTAGAAAGCATACATCTCAGCAAAAGAGAACTTGCCATATTTGCGGCTATGTGTCTCCACACGACCTAATACAGGACAACTCTTCAGCGGACCTGGTGGGATGCTACATCTGCACCACCTGTCTGATCTCGCATAGAACCAGGGGGAAGCCCGCACCCGTAGAGACGATTACACAAACCAGTTTAGCTTATTAGTGTTTTCCTATTTAGGAAAATATCTTTTCTTTTTGTCCTTAAAGGATACATTTATATACTTTCAATTCAATATATGAATCAATCTATGAAACGATGTGCAATATGCGTTCATGATAAACGGTGCGAAATCGAGAGGGACATCCTTCAAGGTGTCCTATATCCTACAATTGCCTACAAGTACAGCATTAAAGAGCAGTGTATCAAGGATCACAAATGCCAGAACCATATTAGGCAAGACATCGTTAAGAGGCGTGGTGACGATATGGCGGCCCTTCTGGAGGAATGCCTACAGATCAGCCTAGGAGCCGCACAGGCCGCATTTGCAGATAAAGCATATGGGGCAGTCGGATCGATCATGGCCGGTCCCTACAAGGTGCTGGAGAGATCGCCCGGCAGGGTGGAGGAGACCGGATTGGAAGCAATGAGAAAAGAGATGGAGGCCCGCCGCAATGTGGCACCTACCACCTGATGACAGTAAGGCCGCCGATGTCTGGATCACCACCCTTGCAGAAGACGCCCATAAAATCAACCTTTTGACAGGTGCCGTGCGGTCTACCAAGACCGTAGGTTCCCTGATTGCATGGGCGGATCGGGTAGGTGGTGGGCCAGTCAATGCCCCCAGGATGATGCTCGGCAACACTGAAAGAACTCTTGCAAGAAATTGCATAGATCCCCTGAGGGAGTTTGTCGGTGCCCAGAACTGCCGTCTCAATGCCGGTACAGGTGAGCTATTCCTATTTGGCAGGAAGATCTACCTGGTAGGGGCGAATAACATTGGTGCCCTGCCGAAGGTGCAGGGACCAACGCTGCTGGATGCCTACTGCGATGAGGCGGCAACGTATCCGTTTGAAGTTTTTAACATGCTGGTGAGCCGTCTCTCCATGCCAGATTCAAGGCTATGGGGTACAATGAATCCCGGCCCGCCTGCCCATTGGATGAAGAAGCTGTTCATTGACAGAGCCGATGAGATAGACGCCCAGGTCTGGCAGTTCTCCTTAGATGATAACTCATTCCTCAGTGAGAAATACAAGGCATGGATCAGCGCCACATATACCGGCCTCTGGAGGAAGCGCATGATTGGGGGACTCTGGGCGATTGCAGAAGGGGCAGTCTTTGCCAACTTTGACCCGGATGTGCATGTAGTGGGTGGTATGCCTGCTGCACCAATGGACCAGATGAGGATAGGCATAGACTACGGTGCAGCAAACCCGACAGTCTTTATAAAGTTATGCAGATATAAGAATGTCTGGATTGCAACAGAGGAATATTACCACCGCCCGAAGGAGCAGAACCAGAAAACCAATTCGCAGTATGCTAAGGATCTCATAACCTTCCGGGGTGCCCTCCACCCTACCAGCATTGAAGTAGATCCATCTGCCGCCGCATTCATCCATGAGGCCCGGCAGGCGGGGATAAGAGGCGTGCATGGGGCAGATAATGACGTTCTTGGTGGAATCCAGAAGATCAGCAATGCACTCAATGCTGGCACCCTAAAGATAAGTGACAAGTGCCCGAACCTCATTGAGGAGCTGAGCGGGTATGTGTGGGATGACAAGGCGGCAGCACAAGGAATTGACAAGCCCATAAAGGCCGGGGATCATTCGATTGATGCACTTAAATATATAATTAATGCGATATACTGAGGGGTGAAACATGACCAAACCACGGAATTACAAAAAAGAATACAAAGACTTTCACGGCACCCCGGCGCAAATCAAGGCCCGCTCACAGCGAAATGCTGCAAGAGCCAAGTTGGGGCTCGCTGTCGGAAATCCAAAGGAAGCTGATCATAAAAATCCTATTTCCAAGGGCGGATCTAATCGAAAAGACAATCTCAGAGCAGTTTCCCGAACGACAAACCGCAAAAAGGGCGCGGGCAAGAAACGATAAACGGTTGGTGGAACGGTGGTAATCACAAGTTTAGCAGCATTTGAGGCAGGAGCACCCTGGCCTATTCCCTCGGAACAGGAGAGGATGGATCGATATTCAAGAAATGCTTTGCTATATGAAGGCAAGCATGGCCAGGTTTGGCCCGACTTAAACCCATTTGGGATTAGACCGCCCTCATCCGGGGATCGGTCTTTCTCGATGGTGGATTGCATAGACAGGAATCATGTAGATATGACCATCGGCTGGTATAAGCGAGCCACTACATGTTTTGCGGATCTGTTGTGCGGTGAGCCTTTCAAGATCACGGCAGAACCTCAGGCTACGGCAGATAGGCTGATCGCAGACAACGCCCTGGTCCTGAAGGCATACGAGATAACCATGTCCATGATCAAGAACGGCACTGGAATCTACAAGGCCCGGTTCGATAAGAAGGGGATCATTGAGGTAATAAATCCAAGACTGTGGTACCCGGTGGTGTCACCGGATAATACTGAGTTCGTTGCTCACGTTCTGGCGTGGTCTTTCAAGGATGGTGGGGATGAGTATGTACGTGCAGAGATTCATGAGAAAGGTACTATCGAAAATAAATTATTTGCGGTGGAAAATGGGAAGCTTCGAGATATTCCTTTAACCAAGTTTGCCAGGTATTCGAGCATTCCACCCATGACCAAGACAGGGATAGACGACTTCCTTATAGTGCCCATCCAGAACCTATTAGGAGCCGATGGCGTCTACGGCATGGATGACTACTCAGATATGAACGACCTGGTTAAGGAGCTGGAGAAGAGGTTAATACAGGCTTCCAGAGTCTTCACCAAGCACGCTGATCCTGCCGTATCCGGGCCCGCGTCCAAGATCGATATTGACCCGTACTCAGGAGAGGCGGTGGTTGTAGGTGGTGGGCTATACTTCGGCTACAACCAGGGAGAGCCACAACCGGCATACATGGTTTGGGATGCCAAATTAGGGGATGTATTCACTCAGATAACAGAGATCAAACAGGCCCTTTACCTGGTGTCCGAGCTATCTCCTGCCGCCCTTGGTGAGCTGAAGCAGGGACTTGCAGAATCTGGCAGCGCATTGAAGCGATTAATGATGCCCACCCTGGCAAAGGTCAACCGACTGAGACTGCGATTAGATCCCGGCACCAGGGAGATTCTGCGAATAGTCTCGGCGCTGGAGGTGGATGGCCGAGGCCAGGGAGCTGCCCAGCTAACCAAGATCGCCATTAAATTTGAGGATGGCCTGCCCAGGGACGAGGTAGAGGTTGTTAAGAATGAAGTATCCCGAAAGAGCATGGGACTCACCACCATAGAATCCAGCTTGCAGAGGTTAGATCCTGAGATGTCAGAAGCCGATAGAAAACAGGCAGTTATCACAATCAAAGAAGAGAATCCATCTCTAATGTAGAAGTACGTACAACTTGCAAAAATCCGTCTCTCTTTTTGACATTCCCTTAACAGGCCCTATTTTTGCTTCTGCCTAACCGCCCATTCCATACACTATGAAATCATTTATCGACAATTGCCCGTTATCGAATTATCGCTATCAGTGAGATCCGAAATGCGTTGTACAATCCAGAGCGCAAAGGCATAGGGTGCGACCCCGGAAGAGGTCTTATAAAAATATTATGGGCCTCCGATTCTGGTCGTGCAGTCCAATATCCAGCTATGAACAACTTTCAGGCCGTTCCCTAATTGTGATAATTTCTTTTAAAATTGTCCTAAAAGGATACATTTATATATTTGTAGATACATGATAGAACTAGGTTAACGAGATCCGTAAAATTTCGGGGCAAGCATGGCAGAAGATGAAAAGACATTTACTCAGGCCGATGTGGATCGATTCGTATCGGATAGACTCAGAGAAGAGAGAACCAGGAGAGGAGATAATGAGGCTCTGATGGCTGAAAACACTGCCCTTAAAGCGTCTCTCTTATCCGAGCAAACCACCAGACAGGCATTAGAGGCTAAAGCATCACTAAAGGAAGATGTAGAACTTAGGCATAAAATCGCTAAAGAAGTTAATCTTCCCGAGGGATTAATCCCACTCATAACGGGCAAAACTGAGGATGAAATCAGATCAAACATGAAGATCATGGTGTCGTCCATCGGACCCGGCCCGGCCATAGGTGCGGTAACGAATCCGGCTATACCGGCACCAGTGCGTTACACGCGTTCGCAGGTGGATAGCATGAAACCGGAGGATATCACAAAGAATTGGCCAACCATTGAGGCTCAATTGGCCGATGGTTCGCTTAGGTGATTTTATGACTGTAAACAACTTTATATCGTCCATCTGGAGCGCAAAGCTCCTGGCGAGCCTGAAGAAGGATCAGGTCTTTACTCAGGCCGGCGTAATGAATCGTGACTACACGGGCGAGATTAGCGGGCAAGGTTCCGTAGTCAAAATCAATGGAATAGGCCCAGTCACTATCAGGCCCTATGTCAAGAACATGCCCATTGTGGCTCCTGACACCCTCTCGGATGCCCAAACCTCGCTCACGATAGACCAGGGCAATTACTTCAACTTTGAAGTAGACGACGTTGATGCCGCCCAGCAGACTCCTAAGATCATGACCGGTGCAATGGAGCAGGCTTCTTATGATCTGACCGACACTGCCGAGATGTACCTTGCAGACCTTCTGTATGATGGGGTGCCCGCTGGAAACAAGATCGGCACGGATTCTGATGCCGGTGCAATTGTTCCTAATGCGACTGCCGGAACTACAGCATATGATTACCTGGTAGATCTTGGTACCAAACTTTCTGAGGCGAAATGCCCCAAGACCGGCAGATGGGTTATCATACCCCCCTGGTACACCGGAGAGCTTGCAAAAGACGAGCGGTTCACTAACATCAGTGCTTCCGGCAGCCCTGAGGCTCTGAGAAATGGTTTTGTGTCCAGGGTGGCTGGCTTCGATGTGCTGGAGTCCCTGAATGTCCCTGTCATAACCTCCGAGGGCAAGGATAACAGCGAGATCATAGCCGGACACGGCATGGCTGCAACCTATGCCGAACAGATCCGCAAGGTCGAAGGCTACAGGCCGCCCGACTCCTTCAGCGACGCGGTTAAGGGACTGCATCTCTTTGGCGCTAAGGTGGTTCGTCCTACCTGCATGGCTCTCCTGACTGCAAGGGCGGTGGCTTGAATGAAAGCCATTACCCTTTTGCTGGTAAGTATGCTGTTGCTATCCACCAGCGCCTTTGGGGTACGCTCTGTAATCGAGCCAACCGTAGGCGTGGCTAACGGGCAGGAGGCGGTTGGGTGGTATGCCATCGGCACGGCTGGCCATTACTTCAATGCGTCCATAGATGGCAAACAGATCCTCATAGTGAATACTTCCACCATAACCACAACTGCCGGCATTAACCTAACAGTGGTTGCTGGTGAGTATTGGAGAGAGGCCCTTGGGGATGCACTCTTCCAGCTTCCGGCGAATGCTACTTACATCCTTGGACCGTTTGAAAGTTCTAGGTTTAAGCAGTTCAATGAGACTGTCCTCATTGACAGCAACGCTACACGTGGCTCTGTTGCCCTGGTATTACTGCCCTAAGATGGGGCAGCACATATTTTTTGGAGGTGATATATACGGCAGATTACATAACCCATGACGATGCAGAAACCTACTTCGCCACTCGACTTTATGCAACAGCATTCCTAACCGCTACGGATGCAGATATGGAGAGTGCTCTGCACATGGCAACCCAGGCTATCAACTGCCTGCCGCTCAAGGGGTGGAAGGCTGACCCAGCTACTCAGGTTAATCAATTTCCTCGTTATATCCCGCTGGCGAGAGGCGGCTTTATGGGTGATGGGGTGACGGTCCCTCAGGCGGTAATTGATGCATGCTGCGAAGAAGCATTAGAGCTGATTACCACAGGCAGTAATTCCCGCAGATCTTTACAGGATCAGGGAGTAGCATCATTTAGGATGCTGGATCTATCAGAGACATTCGCCCCAGCTCCTGGGCAACCCACCCTTACCTCCCGCATGGCAAGGCAGATGATGAGGCCCTACATAGCCGCAGGAGTGCCGATCGTATGATGATCGATGACTACCTTAACCAGGTGGGCGAGAAAAAGACATCCGTGCTATGGCAACTCTATAACAACCTGAGCGCCCCGTCTCCTCTGGTCCTAACCAATACGGCCCCAACAGTGACATTCAGGTGCAAGATTACCGTCTCTGTCAATGGTGCGCATAGTGACGTAGCCGGTACAGTCACCGTGAATGCCGAAGTGATAACGTTTACCGTTGCTGCAACCAAGACCACCACCACTAACTTGACAGTGCTTCCCACCATTACTACGGCAAACCTCGATTGCCAGGTTAAGATAACGTGCATCGATACGGGTTTAGCAGATATCTACCAGCATTCTTATGCAGACTTCTTTTGCAGATGGGAGGATGTCAATGCCCTTTTCATGAACAATCTAGGCGCATGGACTCAGAGTAATGCTAAGGTGGTATGCAAAGAGGCGTATGCTGTTGGTGATTATCTCAGGAAGGACGGCACCACTACAGAATACGCTATAAAGCAAATGACTGTCGTCAATGACTTAGATGCTGTAGAGCAGTTTAGAAAGTACACGCTCTGAAACCAGTGGGCCGGGGAGTTCTTATGTAACTAAGAAAAGACCAGGCCCGTTACATAAGAAAAGTAGCGGCTCTCCCTCTGACCCAAAGGTTTTTCGTTTAGATCTTACAATCTTGAAATAAGATAAGGAGGGATTGATGATGAAATTTGTAAATAAATTGGTTGCTGCCTTTGTTTTGTTTGTGCTGGCTATGTGCATCATTGCCCCGGCAGCAGGCGAACATTATTCCATCGGGAATGATTTCAAGATCGATTTCAACATGGGAGGAACTGTTTTCAAAACAGACATTCCGTCCCCAAAGACGATAGAAAGCTTATCGGGAGTAGAAATAACATATTATTATGTTAATGTGACTGACACATCTGGGCATAAAGCCTCCATTCAACTGGAGGAAAAACAACAAGGCACGGGATTAGCATCACAGGAAGTATCTGATCGTGCTTATAAGTTAGGTTATGTTGTAGAGGAAACTTCAGTAAGGGATATAGACGGCGTTAAAGGTAACATCGCTAAAATAAGCAAAGCAGGTGCCATCAGCTATATGGCAATGTACCAGCCATCATGGGGGAGAGAGCGGTTCACCGTTACCATAATATCGACCTTCCCTTGGGATAGCGGCACGACAGCACTACTGAATTCGATCCATATATCCTAGCTAAATCTTTTTTTCATGCCCTGGTCTACGAGCTTTACGGGCTGACTGATCAATTCAACCTTGCAGTTGATACCAGAAAAGCTATATTTTTCTTGCCCCATAGATGGCCCAATGCAGCGTGTCCATGTCCCATTCGATGGCCCAACCATGGCCCAGATTGATCAGGAGGTAGAGAAAAGCGGTGTCAGTCGTGCTCAATGGCTAAGTTCTGCCGTGGCCCAATACCTGGCCCACCGTGATGCAATAGATGGTCCAGATTTGGCCAACTTGGCCCATGATTTGGCCCAACAGAAAACAGATTACGAGAAGCTGTGGAGAGAGAATCAACAGCTAAAAAGAGACATTACAACAGCAAAAAACGCAGAAGAAACGGCACGCTCTGATATGGGCCAACTTACGAGCCAACTTGGCCCACTCAAGGACCAGCTTGTAGCGGCAACGACAGAACTAGAAACATTACGCATTGACATGGGCCTTCTAAAGAAAGATTTGGCCCATGCTATGGACACGATCAGGTCACGCGATCAACAGATAGCGTTTTATGAGGCCCAGATTGCGAACCTTGTCCAAAGTCTGGGCCAGCTCGCGATCAAGCCCGGCCAGGAAGAAGCCCAGAAAAAAGGCTGGTGGCAATTCTGGAAATAGGAAAACCAGCCACAACACCCCAAGAGATGGCTTACTTTTTTCTTCCTCTTATGAATTGTCGTCCTGAGGCAGTACTTGCAGCTCGTGGGATACGTATATCTCCGAGATGTTTAGGAAAATCGGTTGTAATGTATCGTGTTGTATTTTCCATAATCTCCAGCCGATCTTGAAGTTCCTCTATATCAATAGGTGGTTGAAGTTGTTTATTAATATCCGCTGTGTTTAGCGTGTATCCTTGGGTGTTTGCTAATATTTCTAGTATCCTTATGTCGGTATCATCCATTAATTTTTCACCGTCCATTCATTCAGTTTGCATTTATTTGATGTTATCGCTAAGATAAGGATTAACAAAGGAATATGGGTCATTGGACTTGGCCGTAAATGTTTTGAAGGCTGTTGGATGAACGACCAAGGCGAGCAAAAAATCACTCCTCCTTAAGCCATAGCTCTTCTGGTAACTGATCGTTTCATTTGGCAACGGTTCGAAAAGTACATCTATCCTGCCAAAGAAATAATATTTGTATGCTATTATAATAGAAACGAAACCGAAACGGTATTAGCAGGTAAACTAAAGCAAGCATCAAACGATTATTATCCTTCTTGGGTTTATGAAAGTTAATTGTATATTTTTCGACTATATTGATTAGAATGCCCTATAAGCTTAGAGATACATCCTTCCCGGACCGTTGCCAAAGGTCACGGTAGCCGATTATTGGAGAATCTTTCAGCTCTTCCACCTTCGCGGTTAGACGTGTGGTCTGGCGGCCATCGTTGGGCCTGTGGCCACAGTTCAGAGCTGGCCACAAGACTTCGGCTCTCTTCATGGCTCTAATCGTCTCCTTGCGGCTCACAGGCTCACCACCGGCACCTGAGAATAGTATC